AGGACTTGAACAAGCATGAAAAACGAATGTCAAAAAAAAGTCGTTATAAAGGACAAGGTAGATGAAAAAAGATATTACAATTGATGGGTTACAAAAGACTACTTACATCAATGATGAAATGGAAAAAAAAATAGCTGTCAAAGAAGAAATAAATATCAAACCACATCTACAACATAATAAAAGATTATTAAATCTTAATGATGGTTATTCTAAATCAAGAGAAATGAAAAGAGTAGCTTCAATTCCTACAATAGCTTTATCTGTCTGGGCAAACGAATATAATGGTTCAAATAATTGGTTTGGACTACCAAAAGAAATTCAAAAAAAAATATTAAAACAAAAACTAAACAGTAATGAGTTTAAATATTTCAAAACTGCTGAAGGAAGATTATAATGGCTTTATCTAATTATTCAGAATTACAATCATCAATAGCAGACTGGTTAAACAGATCTGATTTAACAAATCAAATAAAAGATTTTATTGCTTTGGCTGAAGCAGAGATTAATTCTAAATTAAGAATTAGAAAAATGATTTCAAGCACAACTATTACTGTTGATAGTGAAACAGAATCAATACCATCTGGTTTTTTACAAATAAGAGATTTTTTTATTACAGAAGG